GTTCCAACAGCAGACGCAATCGTCGCAAACACTTCGGTTGCTGCGAAGTCCTCGTGGAAATCAAGCGAGATGCTGTGGTCACCGAGTCCAGCGACGCGAGTGACAGACGTCGAACCGAACGCAGTTGTCAGAACGTCAGCGAACGATTGGTTAAGCGATACGTTCGCCACGTGATCCGCGAGATTCACGCTTGCGATCGTGATCGCCGGGTTTGTCAATACCAGCTTGGCCATTACTGCTCCTCATTTTTTGTCTCAGCGTCGCCAGATGGCTCGCTGCTCTTACCAGCGCGTGCCGGAGCGACATGCCCGGTACGAATCAAGTATTCCACATCAGCATCAACGAGTTCGTCACCCTCGACAATCGTGCCGGGGTCAAAACCGCAGACCTGATGAGTAGAAGTAATTTTGTACTTTGCCATTGCAGCTCCTATGCGTGAATCCGTACCGCAAAATCAACCGCGAGATACGCCTGATCTCCTTGCGATACCATCCGTACATTATCAGCACGGTCGACAAGCAGCGACTGAACGACGCCACCGAGAGTTCGATCGCCTTCGATTGCAGCACGGATCGACTTCGTTCCTGAGTAGCTCATGTACTCAAACAGCTGCCGTTGCGAGCTGCGATCCGACTGCCGGCCAACAACGACAGTGGCAGTCCAGTTGTGAGTCGCGTCACCGCCAGCGAACGCGTTGTAGTACTCGACGGTGTCGGGGACGACGAACGCACAAGGAGTTGCAAAGTTGTCCGGCACATGGTCAAACACGCGCAGACCCGAAACGGTTGCAAGTCGCGTTTCGAGCCCGTCCGCTTGCTGCTGCAGGGTCGCTGGCATCAGCCCACCAATACAGTTTCGCGTCGATACGGTGCCAGCAGCGCAGCAGCCACCGGGTGGATTGCTTGCCGAAGTCGCATGATGCCGATATCTCCGAACCCGGCGATGCCGAGCGGAGCGTCCACACTCTTGAAGATTGAGATCGCTTGGATTTCGGCTGCTTGCAAAACTGGCTGTGGCAAATAAGTCGTTTCGTCCGTCGGGTTTGCCCAGCCCCAACGCGCAGTGACTTCGACTACGGCCTGCCCGTACTCGAGTGGCCACTCGCGTGCGTCGATAGCTCGAATCTTTGTGTACGGCCACTGCTGTCCTGCCAGCTGACCGTTCAGCGGTTCGAGCTGGTAGTCAGAGCTCGCCCAAGTTGTTTCGAACACGCCGTCGCCGTCCTCATCGCTCTTGACGACGAGACCAGTCGTGACAGAAATGTCGTCGACCTCAAGCAGCCACGGATTCAGAGCAGTGAACACGCGCGCAGTCGGATTCGTTTGCTGCACGAAATGACGATCGCAATATGCCTGCACAATCTGCGTCGCAGCGTCGGCAGCCAGAGACAGACGGTTGTCGTCAACAGAATCGCTGATCCCCAATACTTCTTTTAGGTCGCTCTCGGTGACGAGCCGGTCGTTGAGATGTGACATGGTGCTCCCTCAGTTAGCTCACCGCAGAGCCTACATCAACGCGCATTCGCAAAACGTCCAAGTCGACGCAGATACAGCGCACGATCCTCTTCAGACGTCGATTGACCAAGCCGATACACATCGTCGTTTACGCCTTTGCCAGCCAGCGGATGCAGATGCTCAACAATCGCCTTCGGCGCGTAACGAAACTCCCCAGCAAACTGCGCGACAGCCGTCCATTCGTTGTCGACGTACCAATGCCGATATCCGTTGTGGCAGACGGTGCCTGCACCGTCCCAGCTCGCGCCACGATCGTCAGCCCACTCGCGCCGGATCAGCGGATGAGTTGCGTGCAGTCCGCCCATCACTCGACGGTTGAATAAGTCGTTGGTCGAGATCATCGATGAGCCATCGTCCTCCGCGAAGGCGTGTTGCGCCCAGTGCCAGCCGAACCGCACATCATCACCGATGAGCAGCATCCACGGTTCGTCAGTCTCTCGGTAACCGAGATTGCATTTCACCGCGAACGTCTTCAGCTCCGCATAGTTCATGATTACGTTTGCAGAGCAGCGTTGCAGCGCGTCAAGCTGCAACTCGTCGTCGACGTCAGCGACAAAATACAGAGTGGTAAATGCAGCGCAGCCAGAGTCTGCGTGCGACTTCATTAGTCGAGCGACGTTCTGCGGTCGACGCATGACTGGGACGATGATCGCGATCTCAGGCAACACGGATGCGATCCAGCCGGTCAGAGAACCGCTCGTCAACCCACACTGACTTCATGTGAGTCGTCTTGATCCCGGAGTGAACGTGGATCGGCAGCTCCAGCGCGTTGGCGCGCATGCAGAACGCAAGATCTTCAGATACGAACTCGCTGACGGACGGGTTCCAGACCGGCGTGTACCAGTCGCCAAACTCGGCTTCGATCGCTGCGAGAGCAGAGCGATGGATGAGCACGAACGCGGAACCGGTCGCGTCGCAGCGCATGAACGCGTCGCGCGGATAGTCGAGGCATGGAGAGTAGCCAGCTCGCTCGCTGCCGTCCTCGCTGGTGGTCGAAGTCCAGCGGTAGATCGTTGGAACCGGCTGCACGAGCATGCCACCGGAGCCGTCTGCGCCGACCTCGCGCATCGTGAAACAGAGCCCGCCCACGATCGGAGCGGTCTCCGGGTCAGCAGCGTCGAGCAGCCGATCGATCGAGTCCGCTTCGAAACCCATGTCGGTGTCGATCCACATCAGCCAGTCCGAGTCACCGTCGTGCAGAAACTTGCGCGCAGTGTTGTTGCGCGCCTTTACGATGCCACCGGTGCCGTACCGGGTCGCGAGCCAGTCGCCTTCGACGACGCGCCGGTGCGTCGTCAAGTCGTGAGCAACGAGAGCCATCAACGAATGATGAAAACTGTGAGTGACGTCGTGGCCATGCACATACGCGAGCGCAACTTTGTCGCTTCGCCGGCTCGACATCAGCTGCTCTTTTTCGATGACCGACTGGTCTGCCGGGTCTCGCCCGGAGCAGCGGTGGCCTGCTCAACTTTCCGTTTCGGTTTCGCGTCCTCCTCCAGAGCTCGGAACAACTCCGGTCGGAACAGGACGATCGGATCGTCAGCCGACCAAACAACTCCTTCGGTGAGTCGGACACGAAGTCCGTTCGCATCCGCAGTGACGCAAGTGGCTGCAGCGACTACATGTTTTGCCATTGCGATGACCTCCTTCGACAGCGGTGGGTTAATGCCAGCTCCAGCCCCACTGCCAGAAACCGGAGCTGGCACGCGGTGATCTTATCGCAAGCTCGCGTAAACGCGAAACACCCTCCCGACCGAAGCCGGGAGGGTGCAGCTAGGAGAGCAGCGAGTCAGTATGCCCAAGCGGGTAAAACGCGCAGCACGACATCGAATCGACCGTCGACACAGTGAACTGCGACGACAAACTTCTCGTGCAGCTCGTCGCTGGTCATCAGGAGCCCGACAGCAGTCGCGAGTGTCTGACGATCTTCGCTGTGGAACGTGACACGAGTCTCGCCTACCCGATTCGACTGCATCTCGTAATCGAGTCGGTAGGTGAGAGAGCTGCCCTGCAGAGCAGATTGGATGATCGAGTCAGCAGCGATGCGCAGAGCTCGGTGACGCCGGCGTGCTTCAGACATTGCGTAGCTGCTCATGATATCCCTATCCCCGGCAGCTCGTCGTCCATTATGAACTGGCTGCCATCAACTGCGTCACAGTAAACGTTCCAAGCAGCAACTGCGACAGAGAGTGTGTTCGTACGAGTGATCTGATACCAAGCTCCTTCTCGGCACATCTTCACACTCCACTCGTCGGTTGCTCTTTGGTATTCCCATCTACAAAATAAGTCATCAGAGTTGATGTACTCAGCGTAAGCGCCGTTCAACTTGATCGGATCTTGAACAGCGCCAAAGTAGCGCTGCTGGATATTGGTGGCAGTGGACATGGTGACCTCCTCGGTCGGGTTGTTGTTAGTTGATGAAACAGAGCTCATTAGACAGCCTCGGTGTAGGCGAGGCGAGCGACGCCTTCGTCGTTGACTCGGATGTGAACTAGGCGAACGAACGTGCCGCCCTCGTCGTCGTTGAAGGTGCAGAAGTACCCGCCACCGCTGACTGCGCCGTCGGTGTAGTGCCAGTTCTTCTGAGCGTGGTCACATGCCTCTGAGTACGAGATGGTCTCGTACTCGACACCTTCGGAACGGACAGTGGCTGGGAACTGAGTTGCAGTGGTGTTCTTCATGAGTCCTATTTAAGACATACAAATCTGCAGAAAGCAACACCAAAACTCAGGTTTCTTCGTTTCGCGCAGGATTTCTTTTGGGACGCAAAACACCCTCCCGACCGGAGTCGGGAGGGTGCTAAGGAGATCAGCCAGCGAGAGCTGGCAACCGATCACTGGTTCTGCAACAAGCGGAATCCGAGATCGTTGATCGAGTCGTATCCGTGACGCGCGTAGGCGAACCAGCCACGCTGTCCGGACGGACGGTTGTTCCCGGTTGCAAACAGATGCGGGATGAGCTCGACGCTCATGCCGGCACGCTGCGCGACAAGGAAGTTGCTGAAGTCACCGACAACGAGAAGGTTCGCAGCTCCGGTTGAGCCGGTGAACTCTGGCATGTAGTCGGTGGTGCGGATCGGACGTCCGAACAGAGTGCCGATACCGCCAGCTGACAAGTCAACTGTGTAGTACGCGGAGTCAGCGCCAGCAGCGAAGGTGCGGATTTCGTTCTCCACGTCGGTGCTCATGAGCCACGTCGCGTTTGCCTTGTACCGCTCAGGAAGTGACTTCCAGACCTTCAACACGTCGACAGCGCCGAACGCTCCGTCGGTCGTGACGACAACTTCGACGTTGGTGTTTGCGTCGAGTGCGGTCAAGATACCGGTGGGCTGCGACGAGCCGGTTCCGTCGATGGTCTTGTCAGCGATGAGGTTGATGTAGCCCTCGTCGAGGAGGCGACGCATCTCAGCAGCGAACGATGGGTAGTCCGCTCCCACTTCGATTGAGTAAGGGATGAAACCGCGTGCGGTGTAAACCGGCACGGTTGGCTGCGCGAGAGTCGGAGCGTCATCGCTGACCTCAGCGCCCTCGCCGTCATAGCTGAATGACACGCCAGCGCTGCTCACGCCCTTCCACTCGTCGGTCGTGATGGTCACGACGCGTGCGAGGTCGAGAACAGGAGCAACAGACGAGCCGGTGGTGAGCGTGATCGATGGGTCGATCAAAACAGGGATACCGAATCCACCTTCGGAGTCGGTGCCTTCGCTCATCGCGCGGTACTCGTCGAGTGCGCGTGCTTCGTCAGCGCTGAATGCAGGAGCCGATTGCGTGACGCCCTTCATGAACGCAGTGCGGTACGCGTCGTTCTCGGTGAGCAGCATCCGCTTCGCAACTTGGCCACCGTCGGTGAGCTGGTTGCGTGTGCGGAGCAGACCCTCGACATGGTCGCCGTTGCGAGCTGCGAGGTGCGAGCCTTCGCGGTCGAGCAGAGCGAGAGCTGCGTCACGGATTTCGTTGCGTGATGCGCGAGACACGTCAAGTTCGGTCTCGGTGCGCTTCATGATTTGTGGTGCGTCGATGCCGGTGGCGCGCTCGACAACAGCTTCACGAGCAGCAGCAACGCGAGCTTCGCGTACTTCCATCTCGTCGAGTTCTGCCTTGCGTGCTTCGTGCTCGGTGAGCGCAGCGTCGAGTTCGACGTTTTGCTCTTCGGTGATTTCGTCTAGCTCGGAGAGCTCGACGATACGGTTCCGCAGCTCGTCGAGCTGCGAACGGAGTTCGTCTTGTTTCATGTCAATCCCTTTCAGGGTCGATGCCGGCAAGCAGCAGTCGTGCGAGCCGTTGGTTTTTAGTTGGGAGTGACGGGTGGCTCTCAGCCGAGCCGTCGCTAACTGCAGAGTGGACTTCGTCCGGGTCTGCAGCGATGTCGGTTGGCAGCGACCGAAGGTCGCCACCGGACGCAAGTATATGCGCAACCTCTTCACGAACTTGTGCATCCTCAAGCGCTACGAGTGCGTCGCGCGAACGAACGCCCACAGTCGTCATTTCGTATGCAGGAAACACGACTGGCCCGACCTCGTAAAGTTCGACTTCGTGAATGGTTCGTTCTTCCATGTCGTCGTATCCGCGCGACCACGATTCTCGTACGATCCTGAAACGGAACGACATGCCGGTGATGCCTCCGTCGCGGATTGCGTCGCGAACTGGTTGCACGAGCCAGTTGTCTGACAGGCGCGCGCGAACGTGGAGTCCGTGGTCATCTTCGACGAGCGAGGTGATTCGTCCGAGCGGAATCGATCCGATAAGCGGGTGCGATCCGTGATCAAACTGCAGCACCGGCATGCGCATGCCGAGCGTTCGCTTAAACGCGCCGGGTGCGATCTGCTCGCGATACAACCCATACTGATCTTCAATTTCGGTGAACTGGTTAAACACGGCTCCGTACCCGTCAAGGGTGAGTCCGTCGCTGTTCTGCTGAACAGCAAAGTCGATCTGACGAACGATGTTGTCCGTCGAGCGGGTGATGACGGTCGCCATATCAGCTCCTCGTTCTTCCTTGATTTGTTCGGCCTTCCGTTCGAACCACTCGCGCGCAGGCTGCGGGTCGAGTGGGTTGATGCCCCAAAGATAGTGAGCGACAGCGCCGGCACCTGGCCAGTCGTCGTTGTTAGCGTCGCTGTTCTTCGGCGCATCAAGATCGACGGCATGACGAGCTGCCCATGCGTTCGCACGGATAACTTTGTCCTCGCTGATTTCGCCGTTCGCCATGAGGCGCGCTTCGCGTAGCGTCGAGTCAGCAAGTCCGTCGCCACCGAAACCTTCGCGGTTCAGTTCCAGTCCGCGCGCAGCAGCGTCCTGAATGTACTGCGGGAGGTCGAGTTCCACTTGGCGCGACGCTTCATCTTCCGGTGTTGGCTCGGGCAACGGATCGATCTTGATGAGCGTTTCAAAACGGTGACCGACAACGGTGTCTGATGGCAGCCAGCCGTCGCGCACCTGCTGATAAACGACGATCAGCGCTGCGGGATTGTCCTCGGTCGCGTTCAGCGTAAAGTCGGTGTTCGGGACGTTCAGTGTTCCCTCACGTACGATGCGTCGAATCCGACCGCGAGCGACTCCGCCGGCAGAGTTCCAGCGAGCAAAGTCGCCGACAGACAACTCGTCGGCTTCAGCACGCGAATAACCGTCAGCTTGCCAGCGGTTGCAGTAATAGTTTGTCTTCACGTAGTCCTCCCACAGATGGCAGTAGCCCGCGCTCTCGTCGTAGTGGACACAGTTACCGCAGGCGCGTCCAGCAGGAACATCCTCAGAGCTTGCCGGTCGATAGTTGTCGGGCAGCTCGCGTATCTCGAGTTCTTCAATGAACGCCATCGTCATTCTCCTCCGGTGGGTTGCAGCTGAACAGAGAGACTGCCGGTGTGACGGAGCAGCGTCATGTCACCGGTGGTGACAGCGTCGACAACGGACTGCGGTTCGAAACCGCCATCGACGAGCTGACGCATGGTCGACGCGTCCTTCGCTCGTATGTCAGCAGAGTCGAGAACGTCCTCTTGCAGAAACGGAACGTCGCTGTCGTCGTACCAAAGTCGTGCAGACGGGTCGGGTGACGGCAGGAGCTGCGCGAGAGCTCCGGCTGCAGAGCGCCAGAGCGGTCGAATGGTGCCGTCAGCGAACCGGCGTCGAGCAGCGTTATAGTTGCCGGCGTTCAGAGCAGAGCCCTGCAGCCCTTCAGAGATTCCAAGAAAGCTCGCCGGCACGCCGGCAGCAGCAGCGATGCGAGTCTCGCCAGCGCCCTGCACCGCCTTCAGATTGAGCTGATCAAAGTTTGCGCCGACAACTTTCACGTCGGCACCGCCACCGAGATACAGCGTCTTGAACGCGCGGTCGACTCCGCGATGCGAGCTGTCCATCCGCTGCTTAAAAGTGTCGAACGCTTCCTTCGTTATCGACGGATCGAACGACACGACAAGGTTCGGGGTCGCAGAGTTCCGCATAAACGAGTGCTTGTAAGTTGAGAGCTCGTCGTCAGCTTGCACGTCATCGAGAATCGTCGACAGCCAAGTGCGTCCGCGGAATGAGTGGTTCGGGTCAGGCAGCGGACGGAAGTGGCACACTTCTTCAGGGAGAAACATTGCGAGCTCTTGGTCGGTCTCGTCGAACACTGCGTACCCGACAAGCTCGGAGCCGTATGGTCGTTCGGAGTTCGGCTCGGTGACACTGCCGGTCAAAATTTTGACACGGTTCGGATCGAGCCGAACCATTTCCGCGCTGCCACGAACTTGACGTCGAACCCAATACGAGTTGCCGTAGAGATCGGCGTCGACAAGCATCCGCGACAGCAGATCGCCCGTAGTTGCGTTCGTGTACGGTCGCTCGATGAGCGACAGCGACTGGTTGCCAAACAGTCGACCGGGTCGTCCGTCGCTGAATGGCTGCCACAAGAATCGTGCTTCTGCGAACACGAGCATTCGTGCGTGGATAGCAGCAGCGACAATCGGGTTGCGTTGTCCTTGCAGCGCGGTCAGCTGCTCGGTGGTTGCGGTCGGCGCAATGTAGCGGTGACCGGAGAATGAGAACTCCTCAAACAGTCTGAGATAATCGTTCCATGACAGCCCGCCAGATCGGACTTCACTACTGAACAGATTCGCTAATGCCATTATCACGCTCCAACGCCACGCCGAACAGCACCGATCCCACACCGCCCACGATCAACCCGGCAGCGATGTGAGCGAGACCAGCACCTATAGCACACGACACTATCCCAAATACTTGCAACCCAACTGCGATCTTCCTTCGCAAACTAATCATTCGAATGAGAGCCATAGCTCCGCTCCTTCCTGAACAGGCGGTCGACTAGCTCGGTCGAGCGCCATGACGAGCGCGATCGCTGCGTCGATTTTCCGTTTCGCCTTGCCTTTTGACAGTCGCCAGCCTTCGTTCGTTTGCCGTGGTGCAGCGGACAGAACTTGGTCAGAGAATATCGGAGAGCCGGCGTGCGTCATGCTGCCGGCGCAAATGATTTCGTAGGCGCGCTGGCAGGCAGGCACCATGCGCTGCGAGCTCTGCGGGAACTCGACCATCGCGAGTCCTTCGTCAGCGAGAGCTTGCGCAGAGCGCTCAAAGAACGCCGGGTCGTAGCAGAGCTCGACGCATTCGTAGCGCTGGTGCAGATCACGGATGTGGTTCTCGACGACAGCGACGTCAATCATGTTTCCGTCGGGCAGCCAGATTTGTGCTTCCGCAACAAACTTGCCGTCGTCGTTTTTCTGCACCGCAACGACAGCGATGGAGTCGTGTTTCAGTGCCATGTCGATCCCGACCCAAGTCGGCTCGCGCGGTACGAGCTCGGCCTCCGGGTCGTTGCAGGCGTCCCATGCGCCGATCGGTAGCCACGACTCGGTGGTGCGCGTCCACTGGTTCAGCCGGTAGCGCCGGAACGCGAGCTCCTGAGTTTGGCGCGATGCAACTTCGAGATCTTCGCGATCAAGGAGTTGCTCCGCGAGGTTCGGGTTCGCAGCTTCCCAGCCAGCAGGATCGTCGACAGCGACGTCGTCGTTAGCTTGCCACCAGTAGAAACCGAAAGTCGGATCGTCCTGCTCGCCGGCAGCGACACGTTTGCCGTACTGGAACAGCTCGCCACAGAGCGAGTCCAGATCGTGACCGGCGGTGGTGATGCCTACGACGAGCGGGTCGACGCGAGCACCGGAGCCGAGAGTCAACGCGTCCCACAAGTCGTGGTTCGGCTGCACATGAACTTCGTCGAAAATTACAAGCGACGGGTTGAGTCCTTGCTGCAGTCGAGCGTCGGCAGACAGCACGCGGAACACAGAGCCGGTCGGCAGATACTCGATCGCGTCGCGATACACCTTGCAGAGCTCCAGCAGCTCCGGCGCGTTCTGCACTTGCCATTTTGCTTCCCCGAACACGATGCGCGCCTGCTGCCGGTCGCCAGCAGCAGCGTAGATTTCTGCTTGCTCTAGCGATTCGGTCAGATGGTACAGCGCCAGCGCGGAGCCAAGCAGCGACTTGCCGTTCTTGCGCGCAAGCCCGATTAGAGCACGCCGGTAGCGTCGCCGACCATCAGCGCGTCGCTCAAGCAGCGAGTCGAGCAGCCATCGCTGCCAGTCGGTGAACACGAGCGGAGCTCCAGCGTTCGCTCCCTTCGCGACATGGAGCAGCGACTCGGCGTAGTCAGAAACAAAACCGCCGTCGCTGTCATCGGACTGCGGGAGAGTTGCCCACTTGGGCATCCACAAGTCAGCCGGCGCTTTGACGTTCACGACGAGCGCGCACCTCCTCCAGAGCAGAGCGCACCTTCACTTCAGCGACACCGAGCCGAGCACGATCAACAGGAGTGAAACCGAGCATCGACAGATTGTCTGCGATCTCTTTGTCGAGCGAGCGCAGACCAGCGCGATCACGCCAGTCGCCCTCGCGCAGCACTTGCACGCGCAGCACTTGTCGTTCGTCGAGCTGCTCGCAGACGAGGAGCAGCAGCTCGGCGTCGGTTTCCGCGATCCATGCTCGACCCGACTGCCATGCGCGATCCCACAACACTCGACCCGCAGACGACAGCGGTCGCGGTGGATCAGGAATGCCGACCGCAGCCGGCAGGATCTCGACAACGCTTTTCTCCGGCAGCGGACGATGACCGGGATTGCCGGTGCGTCGTTTCTGCTCGGTCGGTTTTGGTGGTCGGCCAGTTTTCGCCATCGTCAGTCCTTCGTGAAGTCGCGCGGGTTGCCGGTCGCCTCGTTGATCGGCATCTCGCCAGTCACATCTTGCCACCGGCGACAGATCACGTCGACGAACTTCGGGTCGAGCTCCATCAATCGCGCCTTGCGTCGCTCCAGCTGCGCAGCGATCAAAGTCGAACCGGAACCGCCAAACGGATCAAAGACAGTGTGTCCTTTCTGCGAGCTGTTGCGCAGATGACGCTGCACGAGCCCAACCGGTTTCATCGTCGGATGCAGATCAGACGACGACGGTTTCGCGTACTGCTGAACGGTCGTCTCCAAAATGGTGACCTGCAGATCGGAGCCAGAGACAACAAACACGTGACCGCCGGCAGTGATCTGCACGCCGTCGTCGACGAGCACCGCATCGACAGATGGCTCGTCAGCGATCGTCGTCTGCTTGCGACGCCCATGCCACTGATGTTTGCCACCCGGCTTCCAGCCGAACAGGATCGGTTCGTGACGCCACTGGTAGTCGGAGCGCGACAGAGTCATCGAGCTCTTCATCCAGATGAGACAGCTCGCGAGATGGAACCCGGCGTTGACGAACGCGTTGCCGAACGGCATGCGTTCAGACTCGGAGTGCGCAACATAGATCGAGCCACCCGGCTTCAACGCTTCGAAACACGACAACATCGACTGCGAGATCAGATCAGCAAACTCGTCGCGATCCATGTCGTCGTTCATGATCGCGCCGGCCTTCCCTTCGACAGCGACGTTGTACGGAGGATCAGTCCAGACCATATCTGCGAGCTCACCATCGAGCAGCTTCGCCACATCGGTCGGACTCGTCGCGTCACCGCACATCAACCGGTGGTCACCGAGCAGCCAGACGTCACCAAGCACAGAGATCGACGGAACCAATGACGGCAGCGAATCGATGTCGTCGCCAGCCGTGACGTCCAGCTCGACGTCGAGCTCAGAGATGAGATCGAGCACGGACTGCTCGTCCCAGCCGGCAGCGTCAAGCAGCTCGGCGTCCTCGATCTGCACTTCCTCGATCAAACGGAGCAGCGCCTCATCGTCATAGGAGCCGAGCTCGGCAGTTCGGTTGTCAGCGAGAGCGAACGCCTTCGCGTGGGCGTCGTCGTCCTCAACCCACACGACAGCGATCTCAGACCAGCCAAGTCTGCGCGCAGCTTGCAAAGTGTGGTTGCCGGCGATCACCGTGCGGTCAACGAGCCGAGCAACGATTGGCTTCCGCTGGCCGAACTCTTCGAGCGACGCAGCAACAGCGTCAATGTCGCCCCGGCGTGGGTTCCCCGGAAGGAGTTCCAGCTCGTCGATCGCCACCGCAAGTGGCTGCAAGTCTTTCAAAATCATCAGTACCTCCGTTTAGAAAACTAGTTAGTTTCGCGGTCGCGTGCGAAAAGA